AACATTGATTGCAAGTAATATTTCTAATCCTCATTCAATTACAGATGGAACTGTAAATGAATTGTATTTGTGGAGCATCCCAGTCCCAGCGACAAATATTTTAGCTACAGATCGAATTGTAGTTAAGTTTTATGCCATTAATCTTGGCGGCAGAACAATTACAATGCATTTTGAAGATAGTAACATTGCACAAGTTGTTACTTCTTTATCTCCCGCATTGCAAGGTGCAACTGGGGCGACAGGCACTCAAGGTGATACAGGGGCAACGGGTGCTACTGGCGTTGCTGGAGTGGATGGCGCAACCGGGGCTACGGGCATCCAAGGTAACGATGGAGCCACGGGAGCTACTGGTGCTACGGGAGTAGGAACACAAGGAGCAACAGGTGCGACTGGTGCGGAATCACCAGCAGGAGGAACTCGTTGGGCATATACGGGAGATGGAACACAATCTGCATTTTCTGTAACTGGAGCAATTTCAACACTTGCAACTGCGTTTCTTGTCGTAATTGATGGTGTTGCTCAAGACCCGAACAATTACAGCATAACTGGAACAACGCTAACAATGTCAACTGCTGTTCCAAGTGGATCGCAAATTGTCATTGTTTCTCTGAACGGAATACAAGGTTCGACGGGAGCAACTGGGGTAACGCCAGCAAATATTGTTCTATCAGACACTACTGGGCTTACAGGCGCGACTCAACTTTCTAATATCGTTCAAATCACGCAAGCTGGATACGATTTAATCGTCACACCCAACGCAAATACAATTTATATTATCGTAGGATAATATCATGAACGAAAATATGGAAACCCAAAGCAATATAAATTAATGACTCCCGATAGTAACATAGCATCACATGGAACTGGATATGCTGGCACTGTATTTAGTGTATTTGCTGTAATGATCTCTATGCTCCCAGAATTAGATGTTTGGTTTAGGGTTTTAGCTTCAGTTAGTGCAATTATTGCCGCATGGGTTTCCATTTATGTAATGCTTGCAAAACTGAAAAAAGATAAAGACAAATGAAATTTGCGTTTGCAATTCTGCTTGCAATAATTCTCTGTTCGTGCGTCAATATACCAATACCGCCAGCAGGACAGAATCAAGGTAAACTTGGTTCAGTTCAATTAAGACTGTCGGCATCATACATTCCATACATCGACCCAGATAAACCAAAAGAAGATAAACCCAAAGAAGACCCAAGTGTGATGTATGCTTGGGAACACTTCTCAAAAACAATAAAAGACAAATAATATGAAAATTGTAAATACAGTTCTTGAAAAATTGAGTGAGAATAGCACATGGCGTGGTTTGATTTTGGTAGCGACCGCTCTCGGCGTAAAACTTGATCCTTCGATGCAAGAAGGAATTCTTGCGGCTGGATTGAGCCTCGTTGGACTCATTAATATCATCCGTAAAGACAAAAAATAAATGTTAGAAAAACTAATTGCCATCGCGCAGTCGCAGGTTGGCGTTAGGGAGATTGGCGGGAATAATCGCGGAGATCAAATCCGCGAATATCAGAAAGCAACTGATCTTGTTCCTGCCGCTTGGCCTTGGTGTGCCGCTTACATTGATTGGTGTATCAAGGAATGGCTTAAAGACTCTCAAGTTACTAAATGGTTAAATCTTCAGCGAAGCACTCCTGAAGAATGGCGACCAAAAACTGCGCTTGCTTATGGTCTAACTGCATGGGCTAGGAAAAGGCCAAATACCACTAAGATTTTTACTGAAAAAGACAGGGCAAAACTTGGAGATATTGTAACATTTGATTTCTCTCATGTTGGCTTTGTTATTAGCGATGATGGTTCATCTATTCAAGTGGTAGAAGGAAATACCAATGGCAGAGGCGATAGGGATTCGCTATTCGGAGATGGCGTATGGAAAAAAACTAGAAAAAAAACGCTTGTAAAAGATTTGATTCGGATTAATCCAAGTATCGCATCGATATAAATAAATATGGCTAATATTGCACACAGATGGAAAAAAGTGTTAGCAGTTTCATGCACTCATGCAAAATACTGCGACAAAGAAGCACTCGATGCAGTTCTGAAGTTTCAAAAAGACTTTAAGCCGCATACAACAATTCATCTCGGAGATTTTGTTGATTTAACCGCTCTCATGGCAGGCGCAAAAGGTTCAAGCGAGGCAGAGCCATTGATTCCAGACATTGATACTGGACTCATGCACTTGAAAATGCTCAAGGCAAATATTGTTCTTTGTGGAAACCATGAAGATCGTGCATGGAGACTTCAATCAAGCAACAATGCTGTCGTAGCTCATGCCGCATACAAGATTGTTGAAGCAATTGGAGATTGCTGTAAAAAACTTCGCGCTCCGCTAATCCCTTGGGATGGTGTTTTTCAAATGTTCGACATCGCAGACATTGGATTTCAGCACGGAGTTTTGTTTAACGAGATGGCTGCTAGGGATACGGCTGAAGCATTCTGCAACAGCACAAGAAGGAAGGTTTGCTTCGGCCACACGCATAAGGTTTCCATGCAATCTGGCAGGAATCTTGTAGGCGGAACTGGATACAATATCGGATCTCTAACTAAAAGGTCTGCGATGGAGTATGCAAAGGGACGAAGGGCTACACTTGCATGGCAACAAGGATTTTTATGGGGAGAGTATTGCGAGGAGTTGAAGCAATCTTGTATTCACATAACAAGCCGAGAATCAAATCAACCTTGGAGGCTTCCATGACGCCAAATGATTTTCTTAAAATTATTCAACAAGAAACCTGTCCTGTAGAGGAAATCCCAGAAGGTTGGTATTGCGTTGAGGATTTATTGAAAAAATGGAATGCATGCAAAACATTAGTTCATAAAAGAATTAAGCAAGGTAAAGAATTGGGTTATGTCACTCAAAAAAAATTCATAGTTAAAAGGGGTGCGGTTAGAAGCGTTCCATATTACAAATTCCATGAAAAAGAAAATAATCAAAAAGACAATAAACGGAAAGTCATGGAAGATACGATTAGGTCATGCGGGAAAAACAAACGGAGTCGATAACGATGGCATTTGTGACTATTCGATTAGAACTATTTTCATCAATCCAAAATGCGAAAGGTCAATGCTGAATGTTCTATGCCATGAATTGCTTCATGCAAGATTCCCCGATCTTGAGGAGGAAGCAGTCGAAGACATGGGGACACTTCTGGCGGAAAGCTATGAAGAAATGGAACAAATTTCTTGATATGTTTTGACAAAGTAATTTCAAACAATTAAACCAACAAAATTATGTCCTGCAATTGCAATAATTCCACATACAGCAACACCTGCTGCCCAGACACTCCTTATCCACAAGTCTCTCCAGAAAGCGTTCCATCTTTGATTGGCAATCTTGTTTATGCTCTTTATGGAACAATTAGTAAGACTGTAGTAAATGGACGAGTTGTTTGGGATATTCCTTGCGACCCCAATAATACTGCTGAAGTAGATCAGATTCCCCGTGAAGAAGGAGAAGGTTTGTTGTGCTACCTTTTGCGTTTATTTGCAAATAGTCTTGATGGTTACGGATCGTTTTTGCGTTGGGGATTTACTGGTTCTGGTCAATCTGCATTCACTCTGACTGGAGCTTATCAACCAGATCGAAATGCTTATTTGGCATACATTGATGGTGTCGTTCAAGACCCGATTAGTTATACAATTTCGACTTCATTGCCACGAGTTTTAACGCTTGATACAGCACTTCCAACAGGGTCAATTTTGACTATTGTTGAGCTTTCAAGCCGAGCTGGCGCGACTGGAGCCACTGGCGTTGTTGGAAGCACTGGAGCTACAGGTATTCAAGGAAATGTTGGAGCATCTGGAGCAACGGGTTTAACTGGGCCTCAAGGTGCAACCGGACTTGGCTCAACTGGCGCAACAGGAGTTATTGGCGCAACTGGTATTAGGGGCGCAACTGGCGCGACAGGTGCTGGAACAACTGGCGCAACTGGATTGACTGGCGCAACTGGCGTGGCAGGTTCAGCAGGCCCGTTTGGTGGTGTTCGTTGGGCTTATACTGGTAGCAATAATACCACATTTAATATTTCAGGGAATACGACAAACAACCCATTAGCTTATTCAGTAAATATTGATGGCGTAACTCAAGACCCCAATAATTATTCAATAAGCGGGGCAATCTTAACAATGTCGTCACCTGTTCCCGCAGGATCGCAAATTGTAATTATATCATTGAATGGAATTGCTGGAGCAACTGGAATTAAAGGTTCAACTGGCGCGTCTGGAATTTCACAGGTTATTGTTCGTCAAAGTTTTACAGCGCATGACATTGATACTGGATATAAGCAATTTTACTATACTCCAGATGCTCCTATTGGATGGACATACGGAACTCGACTTCGCGCAGTAGCCAACTCTGCATATCCTTACGATTGGGTCGAGGGAAATGTCATGGAGGTGAATGACTCTTGGGTTAAGCTATGGATTGATACTGCACAAGGTGCTGGCAATTTCGCCGACTGGATGATTGGCATTGCAGGAGATGGTGGACTTGGTGCAACTGGCCCAACTGGCGCGACAGGAAGCACTGGCCCTCAAGGAGCGACTGGAGCAGGAACTACTGGAGCGACTGGATTGACTGGATTGACTGGAGCAACTGGCCCATCCGGTGGGCCTACTGGTGCTACAGGATTGACTGGAGCAACTGGACTTCTTGGGACAACTGGTGCTACAGGCCCAATTTCTCCTGCTGGTGGAATTCGTTGGGCTTATGTTTCTGATGGAACTACACTTGTCTACAACATTGCCGGAGCTATTTCAACGCTTCAAACTGCATTTCTTGTTGTATTTGATGGTGTCGTTCAAGACCCCAATAATTATACTATCGCCTCTGGCAGTCCATATACGATCACTCTGACAACTGCTCCTGCAAGTGGTGTTAGTATTGTAATTGTTTCGCTTAATGGCATTCAAGGCGCAACTGGCCCATCCGGTGGGCCTACTGGTGCTACAGGATTGACTGGACTCACGGGATCAACTGGCATTCAAGGTATACAAGGAGCCACGGGAAGCACAGGAAGCACAGGAATTTCTGGAGCTACTGGAGCTACTGGTGTTGCTGGAACTAATGGAACTAATGGCAGCACTGGGGCTACTGGAATTCAAGGCATCCAAGGAAATCAAGGTTCAACTGGTGCTACAGGTATAGGTTCAACTGGAGCTACAGGAATACAAGGTGTAACTGGAGGGCAAGGTTCTACAGGCGCAACTGGCCCTGCTGGGACTCCTGCTCCAACACAAGGAGCAGCTAAAGCATGGGTCAATGTTGACATGACCACATTAAATAATACACTCGGTTATCTTGGACAACCTTGGACTGGAGACAAGGCATCTGGCAATGCAACAATTACAGTTAATTGCCAAACTGCTCATGGATTGAAAACTGGAAATTATGTTGCTGCAACCTTTGGAAGCGTTCTTGGCGGCAGTGCAAGATCAACTATAACAGTTATCACTGCAAGTATTTTTACTATTGAAGGAACTACCACAAGTGGAAGTTTCTCTGGTGAACCAGCATCAACCATCTACGCTGCAACTATATCATCAGGATATAATGTAACTTCTGTATTTAGGGAAACAGCACCTACGGCGGGAACTGGAACTGCATATATTAATTTTGACACTGCGTTAGGAACATCAAATTATGCTTCATTTGCAACAGCAGAAGATGAAACTATTCCAACGCCAGTTGCACACATGGCAGTATGCAGTAGAGATGAAAAAACACAAAATTATCAAAAGGTTGTAACATTTACAAATTCAACACAACCTCCTACGGCTGAAAATATAAAATTAAGCTACATCGCATTTTCAAACTAACAAACAACTAAAAACAAAAAACAACAAAAACTAAAAAAGAAAAATTAAAATTATGCCATTAACTAAAGCAACAACTAATGTAGTCAACCTCGACAAAGACACACTTATCAACGGACTTACTGTTGGTCGAGGTTCTGGAACTAATAATAGTTCTACAGCAGTTGGAATAAATGCACTTTTAAACAACACAACTGGACAAAATAATACAGCAATTGGTTACATTGCACTTGATTCTAACACAACTGGAAACTACAACACAGCAATAGGAGAGTCGTCACTTGCCAGTAACATAAGTGGAGACTATAACACAGCCAGCGGTGCAGGCGCACTCGCATTCAACACAACTGGAAACGACAACACAGCCAGCGGTGTAACCGCACTTTACTCCAACACAACTGGGGGCTTTAACACAGCCAGCGGTGCAGGCGCACTTTACTCCAACACAACTGGAAACGACAACACAGCCAGCGGTGTAAGCGCACTCCGCTTCAACACAACTGGAGCCAACAACACAGCCAGCGGTGTATACGCACTTTTAAACAACATATCTGGTATACAAAACACAGCCAGCGGTGTAAGCGCACTCGCATTCAACACAACTGGAGACTATAACACAGCCAGCGGTGTAAGCGCACTCTCCTCCAACACAACTGGAAACTACAACACAGCCAGCGGTGTAAGCGCACTCTCCTCCAACACAACTGGAAACAGCAACACAGCAATCGGTGCAGGCACTTTAGAATTTAACACAACTGGAGACAGCAACACAGCTAGTGGAACTACCGCATTGTATCAAAATCAATCAGGAATTAGAAATACAGGTTGTGGATTTTATGCTTTAGGAAACACTACAACATACAACAATTGTTCGGCATTAGGATATGATGCTCAAGTAAGTGCTTCTAACCAAGTTCAACTTGGTGATTCAGCAACTACCACATACGCTTATGGAGCAGTTCAAGATCGTTCTGACATCCGCGATAAAACTGATATTCGTGATACCGAACTTGGACTTGAATTTGTAAATGCACTTCGTCCAGTTGATTTCAAGTGGGATATGCGTGAGGACTATCGTCCAGAAGCACCCGCTCCTGTGATTAAGCCTGCTGATCTTAAAGAAGACGCTACCGAAGAGGAAAAAGCTAAATACGCTCAAGAACTCGCCGCATACAACGCTTACAAAGTTGAGCTTGATAAGTGGCTTGAAGATGTAAAACTTGCCAACATCACTCACGATGGCAGCAAGAAGCGTAGTCGTTTCCATCATGGTTTGATTGCTCAAGAAGTAAAAACAGTTCTTGACGCTAAAGGAATTGATTTTGGTGGTTTCCAAGATCACTCTGTCAAAGGTGGAGATGATGTTCTTTCGATTGGTTATGTCGAACTCATCGCTCCAATGCTTAAAGCAATCCAAGAACTCTCTGCCAAAGTTGCTGAATTGGAAGCTAAATAATATGCCATATACATCCAAAAAAGTAAGTTTGCCAGATGGCTTTGTTGACCTTGGCGAAGAAATGAAGCCAATGACGGCTATTGAAATTGAGCGCGAACCATCCTCCGTTCACTATCCTTCTCTCTATTTTAGCAATGCTAAAGAGTTGATGGATTTCCCGAAAGATGGAACTGCTGTCATTCACTTCAAGAAAGTCATGGAAAAGAAAGAGACTGTGATGCGCGATGGCGAAGAGAAGAAATGCTATTGCGTAGAACTTGAAATCCATGGCATTAAATCCAATGGCAAATCCAAGATGGAGCCAATGATGGAGGAAGAAGAGGATGATGAGGACGCTATTGAAAAAGGATTGAAAGAAGCCGAGGGAGAAGAAGACGAAACCAAAGAAGAATACGAAGATTAATTTTATGGCCGATAAAACAATGCCTCCAACTGAGGCTCCAACTCCAACACCAGAAGCGATGCTAGGGGAAATGGCCGCACCAACACCTGAAATGGCTGCTCCTGCTGATAGCGGGAAAGTTATGGTTCAAATGCCATCTGATGCGTTTGACAATCTTTACACCTTATTCAATCAGCTCGCTTCTGGACTTGATGCTCTTAAAGCTGAAATTGATGCCCAAAAACAAGGTGGTGCGACTGCTCCTGCCGCTGAAGAAGCTATGGCTGAAGAAATGCCAATGCCTGCTGACGAAGATTTTCTAAAAAGTATTGCACAAGAAGGTTCGATGCGATAATTTCGCTCCATGTTTGTCTCTCAAATCTTTGAAGAATGCGCTGAAATCTTAGGAACAACTGACGAAAGTAAGATCTTTCGCAAGATTCAGCAGGCAGTAGCAACTCTAATGGAGTCTGGACATTGGACTCATTCAGTTGCTGATGTCGATGTCTGCACGGGTTGGGATAAATGTAGCGTCACTCTTCCTCGCGGAATTGATGTTCCTCTTGCTGTTAATATTGATGGTTCTCCAACATATTTCCGCAATCGTCTATTTCAATATCATGTAAATAAAGGCGGAATGTTTAATTCCGTTGAATGGGCATGGGATGATCGAGGATATGTTGCAACGCTGATGGACATTATTCAGCCTTCCCAGCTTGTAGCTGTAGCTGAACTAGAGAATGATGTTGGCAAGACAATCCGTGTTCTTGGGAAAGATCAAAACAACAGGACGATTCGTTCCCAGCTTGCTAACGGAACTGGCGTTGATGGTCTTCTAATCCCTATTCACTCTCAGTCTGATTTTGCATACGGAACGATTACTCCAGATGATGCTACTGTAAAGACCCGTAGCGTTGCTATTACGCCAATCAATCTCTTTACTGGTGCAACCGCTCACGGACTATCATCTGGTCAAGGGATGAGCGTTACAGCGACAACTGGAACGATTCCTGTAGCGTTGGAGAATGGCCAGACATACTACATTGGCGTTATTGATGCGTTCACAGTCCAGCTTTTCAATGATCCTCTTAACGCGGAGGCATTGCAGTATCCGATAGATTTGCAGAGCATTGTAGGTGCTGGTAACTTGACATTCCGTGATACGCGAGAGGCGGAAGTTGTGACTGCGCTTCAGCTTTCGTCCGCACCTGCATTTACACTTGATACTGCTAACCAGATTACATTCCCAACTGGTCAGTCCCTTCCATCACCACTTAACTCAAACCAGACATATTATGCGAATGCTGAAGATGCAACGCATCTGACTGTATTCGAGAGCGAGAATGATGCAAAAAAGAATATCAATCCAGTTTACACTACTGGAACGACTGGGCCAGTTCCTCCCGCGCTGGGAACTCTGTATGCTGACATTCGCAAACAAATTGATCCTCAGACAACTCTGACATTCTCTGTTCGTCACTACTACAATGATGGAGATCAAGTTCAAGCATTTACTGCATCTGGCACACTTCCCAAACCACTTATTGCGAATCAAAACTATTTCGTAAATGTTATTGATCCATTTATTGTTTCACTGCACGAAAATAAAGCAGATGCATTAGCTTCATCTCCTACAAATCTAATCAATCCAATTACAATTAAAGATTCTGGAAGTGGAACAAATTCTATTGTTAAACTTATACCAGCATCTGTTACAGTCGGATCAGAGTCTCAAGTAACGGCAACTGGACTCAATATAGCTGCTCCATCTGGTTCTGGAGCGCAATTCCAAGCTATTACTGTTGGCTCTGTTGTTTCTGTTCAGGTTACTGCTGGCGGTTCTGGATATGGAGCAGCCCCAGATGTTACTTTTTCTGATCCTCCTTCGCCACCACCGGGAAGCAATATAGAAACATCAACTGCCACTGGATATGCAATTATCGTGTCTGGGGCAGTAAACCAAGTAGTTATTACAAGTGCTGGATTGGGATACTCTAGTCCACCAACGATTACCTTTAGTAGCGGTGCGGCAAAAGCAACTGCAAAGATACAAACTTCATTTATTTCTGGATTTAGAAAAGTTTCAGGTGGATTGAATTATACTGAACCACCACAAGTTAAAATAACTGGAGGAAATGGAAGTGGAGCTACAGCAACAGCAACGATAAATAGTAATGTTCTAAATGTTTCTTCAATTACAAGGTCTGGTTCTACTGCAACTGTCACAACATCATCCGCTCATGGTTATAGTGTCGGCCAGTCAGTAACAATTTCTGGAGCAGCACCAAACGCGTATAATGGAACAAAAGTAATAACATCTGTTCCATTGACAACAATAAGTGGAGTAACTATTTCTAGGTCTGGAACAATTGCTACTGCCATTACTCCAACTCCACATGATTATTCTACTGGAGATGTTGTTACTATTAGTGGAGCAACGCCTATTGGATATAATGGAACATTCGTAGTTACTGTTTATTCTAATCCAAATGAGTTTACTTACAGTGTAGCATCTACACTAACAACTCCAGCTACTGGAACTATTACATCTAGTGTCCCTGATCCAACTGGAAATACATTCCAGTATGCAATCGCGGCTGGAACCGCAACTCCAGCAACAGGCACTATAACATCTTACTCTGGCGATGTAACACAATTAAATGTAGTTACATCTGGCTTTGGATATACTGGCACTCCAACAGTTACAATATCTCCTTCAACTGGTGTATTCGTTTCATTTACATCAACTGGATTATTGCCATCTCCGCTTGTATCTGGAACTGCATATCGCGCAGAAGCACCGCTAAATACTTCTGCTGGGAACTTTACTGTTAAGGGTGCTGACTTTAGCGATATTAATATAACATCTTCTGGAACTGGAACATTATATGTATCGTTATCTCGTGCATTCAGCGTAACATTTAACAACAACTGGGAGGGTGAGTTTACTAATCTTGCTACTGGGCAAGAATTGTATTTTGGAACGGATTATCTACTTCCTAATACCACCCCGTCTATTGATAATGGCGTTACTCCATTTTATCTAAATAAGATAAATAATACGACCGGCAAGATTTACAACACTTCATTAAACGCAATAGCTGGTTTGACATCTGATGGATCTCCGATTTCTATTACAAGCATAACTAGCGTTTCAACAGCAGCTACAGTTACAACATCATCAAATCATGGATATGCCGCTGGAGATACTGTAACAATTACAGGGGCATCGCCTATTGGTTATAATAAATCGCAAGCAGTTATTATTTCTACTCCAGCGTTGAATCAATTCACTTATACAATTGATGGTGCATTGGCAAATTCAACTACTGGATCTGTGTATAAAACATCAGGGATTATTACTATTACATCATTTGGTTCTGGTCAGTCTTACTATGCATTGAGGAAATCATTCCAGTCTTTGCCATTTGGAAATGTGATTGTTCCTAGTGGAATCGAGTATCTGAACGAGGATGAAGTCGTTAGGTTCTCTACTACTGGAACGCTACCATCTCCTCTTATTGCTGGAACTGACTACACGATCAAACTTGAAGGAAATAAATTTAAGGTTTATTCTGGATCAACATTGCAAGTTTTAACTACTTCGGGGGTTGGTCAACTCAGCGTTGATATTATCAGAATATTCAATGTCTCTCCATCTACTAGCATTGATGCTGACCAAGCCCACTTCAATACTGGTGATGCCGTTGTTCCTCGCGCCAAAGAAGGAGATGTATTGCCAACTGGATTGACTGCTGGAGCGACATACTACGCTCGCAGGCTAGATAATAATTCATTTGAACTTTACGACACGCTTGTTCAGGCAAGAAATACTTCTTCTACTGCTGGGCGCAAGATATACACGACAACTGGAGAAACTGTGGAATCAACATTCTTTGTTGATTCAGTCACATTGCCAACATTTGTGAAGTCTGTATCGCAAGTCGATAAGCCAATTACTGAAGGTTATGTGTCGCTATACGCTTACGATTACGGACGCAGCAATGACATGACTTTGATTGGTCAGTATCATCCATCTGAAGTTAATCCTCAATATCGCAGGATTCGCATTGGCAAGCCTTGTGCTTGGGCTAGGATTTCTTACAGGATTCAGACTCCATCAATTAGCAGTGTTTACGATTTTATTCCTCTTGAGCAAGAGCGAGCAATCATTACTGCTGTTCACGCTTGCGATTTGGAAGATAAAGATTTCGCAGATCAATCGGCTCGATACTGGCAGATTGCTTTTGCTTATCTAAAGAATCAACAGGAAAGCATTGATGGACACGCAATGTCAGTCCCGCAGATAAATTCTATCACTTATGGCGATACGACTGATCCAGTAATGTTCTAATGAAAAGCGCACAGATAACTTCAGGAAGAGAAGTCAAAGCATCTTCTGGCTGGATTCTAGGCGTGAACTCAGTTCGCAATCCTTGGGCATTGCCTGATAATCAAATCAAATGGGCCGTAAATTGCTCTGTTCGCGGCGGAATAGTCCAGACTAGGCCGGGATACTCTATGAGGCTTTCTCTGCCTCCCGGCAACTTCCAAGGTGGAATTTTATTTTCTGCAAACAAGCAAGCCAGCGCATCTGATACAATCGTTCAAAATGGAGTAACAAAAATTATTCCAGCGCAAATTTACAATCCAGACGGAACAACATCTTTGGCTGATGAATTGCCGTATGTATTGTTCGCGGTTAATGGCAGTGTTTACTATTCTCCATTCCCAATTATTCAGCCAAAAAATTGGGAGGATTTTCGTCTAAAAAATATCAAGCTCGATCCATCTGTTGACCAACTTGTTTTTACATCAGCAACACAAACTGCACAGGTTTCAACTGGTGGAGATGTAACTGTTACTCCATCTCATCGTATCGTTGTGATTCAAGATGGAATTTCTGCTCCCGCATATTGGGATGGATCAAATCAGACTGGTATCCAGACTGCATCTATTCCTATTGGATACTGGATGGCATATAGTGGGAATAGGTTGTGGGTTGCCTCTAAAAATATTGTTCTTGCATCTGACTTGGGCGACCCCACATCTTTTACTGAAAGATTGACTGGGGCTGGCCGTGGAGACTTTGCATTCGCTCGCGTTGTTACTGGAATGACGAACTATATCGGTCAGAACAATGACACGAAACTCGTTGTTTTTACTGATCGTGCAACATACTCGCTTGCAAGTGGAATCTATGATCGAACGCAATGGGCAAGCACGGCAAACTTCCAGACTACCTTGTATCCAACGATTGGGTGTGTTGCTGGAAAATCAATTGCGTTTCAAGCTGGTCAGCTTTGGTGGTATTCTCAAGGCGGATTGGTTTCTGCGGATGTCGCCGCATCTGCATACATAACATCTCAGTCTGTTTATAGAGATATTGAAATGGCAAGAGTCAAATCTTACATGGCTGGAGACACCAGTAAGATTTGCGCGATGAACTTTGAGAACTATCTTCTCTATTCTGTTCCATATTTGGAGCCGTGCAACTCTGCTACAATGGTTCTTGATTATGCAGCGGCGGCAGAATGGTCTTCTCAAAGGACTCCAGCATGGTCTGGTGTATGGACTGGAACAAGGCCCGTAGAATGGATTTCTGGTGTGATTGACGGAACTCCTCGCTGCTTCCATTTCTCAGTTGACTATTCCGCAACAAATGATGGTTCATACAACCATCTTTGGGAGGCATTCACTCAGAATCGCGCTGATACATATTTTGATATTGATGTTGATGGTAACATTACAGAAAAAGTCAATCGCATTTATTCCCAGATGGAGACTGGGCTTTTGGGTGATGGATTAGACTATAAGCAATTTCAATATGCAGAAATTGAGGCTTGCGAA